CGACTATCACAGGAATTAGTGATACCGCTCCAACTATTATTACTGCAACTAATACCGCAAAGGTTGGCGACTTAGTCACCATTAACGGTACTACAGCTGTTCAGCTAGACGGCAAGACTTTCGTTGCTGGTCCTAATACCTCTGCTACTGAGATCGAGTTGATCGGCGCTGATACTACTGGTGTCACGCCTCCAACCGTATTTACCGGCACTGCTAAGGTCTTTACAGAATTCACCAACCTCTGCTTGAATGCTTTGGCAATCAATGCTGAGACTCCTGGTACAGTTTCTGTCGGTACGTATTGCGACCCAACAGCATCTATCCCTTCAGTGGTAGTTCAAGCTGGTACGCTGACATTCGGTGGTTACGTTGATGTGACTTCTGAAGATTACCCAGCATTGCTAGACGCAACAGACGACGGCCTAACACGCATGATTCGTATTGAGTTGCCTGCAAACGGCTATATCGTTGCTCCGATTATCGTTAGCCAAATCACGTGGGAATTGCCACTTGACGGCGCGATCAGCTTTACTGGAACGGCTACGCTCGGCTCTAAGCCAGCTCACCGCTTCTAATAAGCTTGGATAGATTGGCATATTCTGTCAACCATCCTAAATGTGTCTCTAGTGTAGAGATACTATCTAGCCCATTCCTTGAGTGGGTTAGAGTAGTATGTTTCTGACTGACCTAGCGAAAGCGAAAAGAGTGTTGCTCACCCACTCCTGGTCATGTCTTTTATTTGGTGAGCCGTTAAAAGTGAGAGCACTATGAAAACAAAACAAATCACCCTCGAAAGCGGTGTGTATGAATTACGTGAGCCTACTGTTGGAGTATTATTTCCAATCATGCAGCTTATGGAGAAGGACCCTGCAGCCTTTCAATTAGGCCTAGTTAAAGGTTCTATCTTCAAAGACGGTCAAGCGCTTGGCGATGCCGTGAATGACTTGGGCATTAGCGATTATATGGTATTGATGAATGAGGTCATTCTCTTGTCTGGCTTAGGAGCACCTGCCGCAAAGGAATAGATGACCACGAGTATGGTCTTCATATGTTAGCCGAAGCGCTACACACTCCAGTCTATGAGATTAAGCAACACATGCCTATCTCTGAGTATCATAACTGGATGGCGTTTTACGAGCGCCAGAATAAAGAGCGTGAAACCAGAGAAAAACTCGGCGGTAAAAAGAATCTTCTAGAAAACCCAACCGATCTTGTGAAAGGATTAACTCAATGAGTGAAATCTACAAACTAGAAGGACTAGAGGATCTTTTGCGGGTTATGAAGGCCTTGCCAGAAGTGGTCAATAAACGCATAGTGAGAGCCGGTGTTCGTAAGGCCGGATCTCGCTTGCGCACTTATATGCGTAGAGCAGCGCCAAAAGGAGAGAAAGGTCTCCTTCGCAAGTCCATTACAATGAAGTATATGGGCAATAATAAAGTAAAGGTTGGACTTAACAGTCGCCAATACTATAAAGTTTTGGATGTAGGTCGTAAAGCCTACACCCGCAAGGATGGCACTAAAGTAAAAGCATCTACTGGAGGTTGGGACACTCAAGGCACTGGCATTGCCCGCACTTGGGCAACTCATAAGAAAGAGATTGCCGACCTTATGATTCAAGGTATGAAAGTAGAGTTGTATAAAGAAGCCGGCCGGATGGCTATTCGTGGTGGATATAAAAGGAGATAGCAATGGCTGGACAACAGGATATAGGCGCACTAGTCGTCACACTAGAAGCGCAAACAGCTGCGTTTGAGCAAGGCATGGCGCAAGCAACAAAGTCATTGCAAGGATTTGGTGCAGCATCAAAGGCGATTGAAGGCCAGTTAGGCGGTATTCAAGGCGCCTTTCTAAAATTTAACGTGGCCACGGCCGCATTATCGACCGGTCTGAATATGGTTACCGGCGCGTTTGGTAAATTACAGGAGTTTGCAAAGACTCGCGAATCTATTGACCAAATTGAAGCGTCGTTTAAAGCTGTATTAATGAGCGGCGATCGCGCAGCGGATATGATTACACGCGTTAAGCGTATTTCTAATGAGTTGGGTTCTGACTTGCCTCAGACTGCAAACGCTTTGCGTCGTATGACGATTGGTTTAAATCAACTTGGCTCGACTAACGATGAAATTGAAAGAGTCACAAGCACCTTCTTAAAGATTGGTGCCATTGGCGGCTCGATTGAAGAAGCTACTGCAGCTATCTTCCAGTTCTCACAAGCGTTGGGCTCAGGCACACTTCGCGGTGATGAGTTAATCTCGCTGTTAGAAAGACAGCCGTTGATTGCGCAAGAGATTGCTAAATACTTACAGCTAATCGGTTTATCGGCGGATGGCTCTATTGGCTCTCTTAGAAAGCTAGCTAGTGAAGGTAAAGTATCCTCTGTAATTCTTAAAGACGCGATGTTAGAGGCAGAAGCTCGTATTTCAGAAGCTTATAAAGCAATGCCTCAACGTATCTCACAAAACTTAAATAGAATCAACAATAGATTAAATGAGTTTAGTGTTGAGATGAACAAGGCTTTTAAGATTAACGAGAATATTAGCGATGGCTTAGAGCTTGTATTAAAAGGCTTGGAGCCTGTGTTAAAGAATCTTGGCATGTTTCTTAAAGACGTTGCTGCAAATATTGAGTTAGTCGGTGTAGCCGCGGGTTTATTAGCTCTTACGTTATATCGCACTTTAATTCCAGCCATTCAGGCGACAACGATCGCTGCTTACGCGTTTATTAAAACACCAATAGGACTTGCATTTGCGGCTTTAGTTGCAGGAGCTGTTGCGGTTATAACTGCATATGAAGCCTTGCGTAAGAAGTTTCTCGATTTCGCTATAACTGTATATGAAGTTTGGGCAGACGTAGAAGAATTCCTTGGTAACGATAGAGTAGCAAGCAATCTTCGCGCTACTATTATTGAGCTAGACATCATGCGCACGGAGATGGTAGACATTTCTGAAGCAACCAAGAAAGCTGCCGAAGAGGCCGCAAAACTGGACGACGCTCAGCGTAAAGCTGCTGACGCTTCTAAGAAATTTAAAGAAGCTGTTGGAAAGTCTTGGGAAAGTTTCCTAGAAAGTCTATACAAGGTTAGAGTAGAAACATCGCTAGTTGATAATAAGATTAAAGAGCTAGAGAGACTGGTGTCTACTGAAAAAGATCCGCGGCTATTAAAGCAGTGGAAAGAAATGTTAGACCAAATAAAGGCTGGCTCACTTAGCGCCTTTGAAGCTTGGGAACAGGGAGTTAAGAAGCTTAACTTCGGCGATACCACCGCAGATATGGAAAAGCAGATTAAGGTTTATCGTGAGTTGGCTGCTGCAACGGATGACGCCATTCTTTCGACTAAATACCTCAATCAAGCTAAACAGATGGAAGCGCAGATTGCAGATTCTATCGATCCATTGGCTGGATTTAAGCGCTCATTAGATGAGACTATAAACGCTAGCGATCTATTAGTTGCTAAGTTTTATCTTATCGATGAGGCTGTCACTCGAGGACTTGATCCTGAGAAGGCCAATCAGATGAAAGAAGCTCTTCTTGGCGTAGATAGCACTGCTAAGCAAGTAGGTGAAAGCATCACCAACGCCATCGCTAGTAATGCCAATAACGCTGTTAATGATTTTATTGACAATATTGGTAATGCTAAGTTTGCGTTTTCAGACTTTGCTGAAGCTGTGGTTAAAGATATTGCTAAGATGGTTGTGCAGATTCTTGTTATTACGCCATTGATTAAAGCCTTAAAGACAGCAATGTCTGGTATGAGTCTGTTCGGTGGCGGCGGTTCAAGCCCAGTTCAGCTAGCATCGGTGCCTGCTTCGATTGATTCTCGCGGAATGCCAACAGAAGACACGATGGCGACTAGTATCTATGGTAGCCGGTCGGCAATGGCTCGTGCCAGTATTCCGTCTATTCCATCTCTCAACGTTAGCATGGGCCGGTCTGCTGCGCCTAGCGTAGCGGTCCCAGAGACAACTGTGAATGTGTATAATAGCGCAGACGTTACGGTGAAGACTGCTGAGACAACCAACCAAGATGGAACTAAACAGATCGATATCATGATTGAAAAGAAGGTCAAAGAACTGTTTGGCACAGGCGCTATGGATAAATCTATGCGAGCATCTTATGGTCTTGTCCGAGCTGCGACATAATAAGGAGTAATATATGGCAATAACTATTGCACCGCGTCCTGCTACAATCGACGGTTGTATGCAGACGTGGAGTGAAACCTATCAAGCGAATACCGTTCGTAGTGGTATGGACGATATGGAAGTAAAGGTGCGCCGTAGGACTACTGGTTTGGTGCGCACTATTGATACTACTTTGACGCTTAAAGCCAATCAATATGATACGTTTGTCGAGTGGTTTAGGGTTGCCCAACAAGGCGGCTCTCTTCCTACTCGTATTAGAAGGCCACAAGACGGTAAAGAAACGGTAGTGCGAGCAACTGAGCCTCCACAAATCCAGTGGATAGATAAGAATATCTTTCAAGTCCAGATGAAGTGGGAGCAGATGCCTGCTTGGGTGACACTATGAGTCGTATGGTGAGCCCACAAAATCAAGCAGATATCCAAGCCACCAGCTCATCGGTCGCTTGGCTATTCTTGCTAACCATTGAAGCTAAAGATAAGCCACCGCTTTATCTTGTTAATAATAACGAGGTATTTGTAAGTAATGGGATTGAGTATCAACCATTTCCATTTGCACTAAATCTACCGTCTGATACAGGTGAGCGATTGCCTCGCATTCAGATAGTAATCTCAAACATCTCAAACGAGATTATTGAGGCTATCCGAGCAGAGATAACTCCACCCGTGTTGACTATAGAGATGGTCAGCAGTGCATACCCAGATATCGTTGAAAAGCGTTTAGATTTCCTTACATTGCGTGGCGTGTCTTACGACGCGAGCACCATTACAGGAGAGCTAGAGGTAATAAACGTCATGTCTACTGCGTTCCCTGCAGAGTCATATAGTCCAGTGCATTACCCTGGATTATTTAGATGATTGACTGTAGTCCTTCACAAGAGGACTATGGTAAATTATTTACAAGGAGTTAGGATGAGCATCCTTCAAGATTTCGTAGGTATTCCTTATGTAGTTGGTGGTGAGAGTTATGATGGTGCCGATTGTTATGGAATCGCAAAACTCTACACTAAAGATATTCTACATAAAGAGTTACCCACGTATATGTATTCAAGTTTAGATAATGAAGCAGTCGCCGAGTTGGCGATCAAGTCTGCACAGCATGGTCTTGGCGCCGCTTGGACGAAAGTCGAAGTGCCACAACATGGTGACATAGTCACATTCCGCATTATGGGTCAAGAGATCCATTGCGGTATTATGTTGAATGGCTCGGAGTTTCTCCACAGCCTTAAAGGCCGCATGTCCTGTATTGAGGACTTGTCTCACATCAATTGGCGCACGCGTCTAACAGGAGTATTTAGATATGGATGAGTTAGAAGTATTAGATGCACCAATGACGCAGAAGAAACAATTAACACGGTTGTTGACGCCAAGTGGCTCACACGATTTAACCGTTGTTGCTGAGCCAGGCGAAAACGCACAAGACTTTATTGATCGCGCGATCGTACCAGAGTTACGCAGTTACGTTGTTGTCTTTAATCATGGCATGAAGATCGCAGAGCCAGAGAATTTTTGGTTGCGTGAAGAAGATGAGATATTACTAGCCGTTGTCCCGCAAGGCAGTGGCGGCGGTGGTAAAGGTGTTCTAGGAGCTGTGTTAACTATTGCGGTTGTTGTTGCTGCTGTAGTGCTTGCTGCTCCAACAGGCGGTGCATCTCTATGGGCTGCTAGTACGTTCGGCGTCACAGCTGCAACTGCTAGTGCGGTCTTAACGGCCGGCTTTACTATGGTTGGTATGATGGCACTTAATGCTCTCATTCCACCTCCAGGTGTAAACACAAACAATGGCGGTTCTGGAGGATATGGTTCTAGTTCCTCTCCAACCTACAGCTTAGGCGGCCAGTCAAATGGCATGAGACCCTATGCGCCAGTGGCTAGGATTTACGGTCGCCACAAAGTATTTCCACAATTAGCATCTAATCCGCTAGTGACCAATCAAGGTACGCAGTCCTCAGTGTCTGCGCTATATGACTTTGGACTAGGAGATATTCGTGTAACTGACTTAAAGATTGGCGATACACTTGCCTCTACTTATAATCCAGAGTTAATCTGGCATTATGATAGCTACGTTACGAACACCACCTTCTTAACTCGAAGAGTGGGCTACGATCAGTATGCTTATACATTAAAATCAGGTTCAGAGTTAATTGTCCGCACTAAGCAGGCGACAACAGCGTTTGACGTAGACATTACATTCCCTCGAGGCATGTGCTATTTCAACGATCAAGGAACTCCAACAACCCATAGTGTATATCTTAATGCACAATACCGTCTTGTAGGCGAGACAGTTTGGCGTAACGTACCGGCCTCGGATTTTAAAGGTATCAACGCTTGGGAGCAAAATGATCCACCTCCACCAGAAACTTTTAAATGGCTTGGCGGTAAGGCATGGACAGGAGATCCGAATCAGCGCTTAGGAATATCTGCTGCGACGACGTCGCGCTTTGTTGCTGTTGTGTCGATCGTCCCTCCAGACGTAGGTGAATTTGAGTTTAGAATTATTAAAGGTAGTGGAGATAGTACAAACACGCGTATCTCTGAAGAGATGGTAGTGACAATGATGAAATCCTATAAGGATGGATCTGTTGTCAACCTCAATAAGAAACACACAATGCTTGAGATGCGCGTAAATGCTTCAGATAAATTATCTGGAACAGTGCAGACATTGAATGGTATTGCACAGTCTATCTTACGCACTACACAAGACGGCAAGACGTTTATTACCGAGGCCACCAGCAATCCTGCTTGGATCGCTTTAGATATTCTAACTGGTGAAGGTAATCGTAAACCTATTAAAGACGATTTAATCGATTGGCCAAGCTTTATTAAGTTTGCCAAGTGGTGCGATGAAAAGAAATATTACGCCAATTTTGTAGTCGACTATAGGACAACCGTCCAAGAGTTAGTGGCTTCGGTTTTATCTACCGGCCACGGCGCTATGCTATTCACTACTGCCGGTAAATACGGCATTCTTCTAGATGAAGAGCGCGATACGCCTCGCCAAATGATTACTCCAGCCAACTCATGGGGTTTCAAAGGCAGCCGAACTTTCGCTGACATTCCTCACGCGTTCTTAGTTACCTTTATTAATGGCGAACCTTCAGGAGTTATATCTGAAAACGCGCCTGAGATTACTTGGGCTAAAGAAGAGCGTATAGTCTATAACGATGGCTATGATGAGACTAATGCTACAAACTTTGAGACGCTAGAGACGTTTGGTATTACCAATCCTGACCAAGCATGGAAGTACGGTCGCTATATGATGGCACAAGGTATCTGGCGAAGCGAGATATTCTCTGTGTCGATGGATATAGAGAACTTAGCAGTGCAGCGTGGCGACTTAGTTTATGTTGCCAACGATGTGGCTAAGATTGGTGGCATGCCTGCTCGTGTAGTTGATGTGCAAGGTAATATTGTCTTTATCGATCAAACATTATCTGTCCAACCAAATGGATACTCTGTTAGGACCGTTACTGGTGAGATTAGAACAGGCCTTATTACTGCGGCAATCTCTGAGCAATATGGCACTCGACTAACGCTAGACAATGCAAGCGACATTGAACCAGACGATCTCATTACCGTTGGTGTAACTGAGCGCGTTGTTGGTAAGTATATTGTCCAAGCGATTTCACCTGGTCCTGACCTTAGCGCTGATATCGTGTTGGTAAGATACGCTCCACAGGTTTATCTTGCTGAGACCGGAGAGATTCCTCCTTGGGATGCTGAGATCTCTCAGGACCTAATCGACTCTTCAACGCTCTACATCGCTTCTTTGGAAGCCAAACAATCCTTTCTATATGTTGATCGTCGGCCCTACGCTGCGATCGATTTGCTTTGGACTGTTGGCGGTTTCGGTTACTCTAAAGCAGATATCTATTTAAAGACTCCTGATAATTCTCGCTCTACGCAATATCTTGGCGACTCGACTGGCCTAACGTATCAGCACCTTGTGGATGTGCTTGGCAATCCAGCATTAATCGATATGCCATTAACTTTCACAGTAGTCCCACTGACGTCAGGTGGAGTTGCTGGTAGATCGGCAGAGGTAACCATTGTCTTAGGTAAGGATACAACGCCTCCAGCTGACATTAAAGATTACACTTTAAACGTTCAGTCAGAGACGATCCAACTATCGTGGACATATCCAGACGACCCTGATCTTTCGTATTATGAGATAAGATACTCACCTGATATTCGAGCACCTGAGTGGAAGTATAGTCAGCCATTGGCCATTGCGCCTTGGAACTCTACGACCGTATCTGTTGGTGCAAGAACAGGCACATACTTTATCCGTGCTTTTGATACAACAGGCAACGCTTCTAATATCGCTCAGCGTAGGACAACAGTTGTAATGTTGCCTAACGTAGAGATTGTTCAAGATATTGACGATCGCTTAGTTCTTTGGCCTGGAGATAAGACGCGCTTTGATGTTCGTGCTGTCGCTAGAAATAAACCAATGAGCGAGTGGTATAGGTTATCTGATCTCGGTTTTATGGACGAGGTTGGCGGCGGTATTGGTGATCTTGTTAGTAGTGGCGAATGGGGCAACGTGGCCTCGGAGAGTATGTATGTTTACGATGAGATCATTGACTTTACAGATATATATGAGGTAAGGGTTTCGTCTAGAATACAAGCCCATGGAGAGTATGAAAGCGGCGAAGCAGCGCCTACAGATTTGTGGGATTGCTGGCTAGAAGTGCGCGGCACAGGTCAACTAAACGTTATCGCATCTTGGGAAACTTTAGAATCTCAAGCCGATATGATCGGCACAGGCGGTAATGAGTGGTCTGATTGGCGTCGACTGATGGTTGGTGACGTTACAGCCAAACTCGTACAGTTCCGTCTAATCGCTCAGTCTTACGATCCTAACGTAAAAGTCGTGGTGACCGATGGCTCTGTTGTTATTGACGCCTTAGATCGCACATGGGCACAGAACAATATTGAGTTACCGCTAGGCACTACAACAATCTATATGGATCCTCCATTTATGTTTGACGAAATCGCCGTGGCAATCTCTATTGACGGTGATCTTAAACCTCTAACCGCTAAAGTCTCTAATAAGACTCGTCTAAGCTTTGATATCGAGCTGTTTGATATTATGACTGGTGATACGAGTTCAGGGCAGGTTGACGCAGTTGTCCGTGGACAAGGTCGTCAGCGTATTGAATCTATTTAAGGAGTATTTATGTCTATTACAAATGCTAATGATTTTCCAATCATAGCTGCATCGACTAGTGGTAATGCGCTAGCTGATATCTTGAATAGGTTGTATGGCGCTATTCA